GAGTGCTGGGATCCAGATCAGCCGCAGTTGCAGTTGGGTATGTTCCCAGTGGATGACCCGCAGGCTTTGAGGAATCCCCGCCCTGACCGGAGTTACATTCTGTCAGGCACAAATGGTTTGCAGCTTGTTCCAACAGGCAATGGGCCAGATGGAGCGGGGACGGTCGAAGGTGGCAGTCGAATCTTCCAGTGGGGCTGGTATCCAGTTGGTGGATCACGGGCAAATGACGATGGATTAACTCCAAACAATTTGGTTTTAGCCATAGAACTTGGTACAGTATCAGTTACAACGACATAAGGAGTCGATGATGGACAAGAAAGATTTAAAACAAGACAAAAAAATGGTTGCTGGCGCAGTGCATAAGCACGAAAAAGCCCTGCATCCCGGCAAGCCAATGACCAAGCTCAAGGCTGGCGGCAAGACCAACAGCGACATGCTCAAATATGGTCGCAACATGGCAAAAATTATGAACCAACGTAGCTCTGGACGGGGTAAATAACATGAGAAGCAGCACTGAAGAATTCAGCTATTTCCCTGCTGACACCAAAGACCCTATTGGGAAATACGTACAGCCCAAGGTATACGCATCTGTGACTGTTGGTGAAGAGCCAGCAAAAGAGACAATGCGTAAGGCCAACGTGTCTGTGGCTAACACCCGCAGTCAAGACTATCCGCCCACCAAGACCAGCGGCGTTCAAATGCGTGGTGCTGGCGCGGCTACCAAAGGCAAAGTATCTAGAGGCCCAATGGCATGAATTACGCCCAGCTTGTAGTTGCGGTCACTGACTACACTGAGAACACCGTCCCGACGGCGAATATGAACACGTTCATAACTCAGGCAGAACAGCGCATCTACAACACAGTTCAGTTCCCCTCGTTGCGTAAGAACGTGACGGGGGCTACATCGTCTGGAAACAAATATTTGTCTTGCCCAAGCGACTTCCTGTCCACATTCTCTATGGCGGTGATTGATGCCAGCGGCAACTACGAGTATTTGTTGAACAAGGATGTGAACTTCATTCGTCAAGCGTATCCACAGCCGACCGACACTGCACTGCCCAAGTACTACGCTTTGTTTGGCCCGACCACAACTTCGGGCGCAACCCCTGTTGTGACAAACGAATTGAGCTTCATCCTTGGCCCAACACCTGATTCTGCGTATGACGTTGAGTTGCATTACTACTACTACCCCGAGTCAATCACCACTGTGGCATCAGGCCAAACATGGCTTGGTGACAACTTTGATTCTGTGCTGTTGTACGGAACGCTGGTTGAGGCTTACACCTATATGAAGGGTGAAGCCGACATGATGGCCTTGTACGATGGTAAGTACAAAGAAGCACTTGCAATGGCTCAACGTCTGGGTGATGGTCTGGAGCGTAGTGACGCATACCGCAGTGGTCAGTTCCGATTGCCGCCTTTGGCCCAGAATAACGGGGTGCGTTGATGGCTTTCACTGGCAATTACTCCTGCAACACGCTTCGCGCTGGCTTGGCAAACGGGTCAATCAACCTGACGACCGACACGTTCTATTTGGCGTTGTACACCAACGATGCCACATTGAGCCAAACCACAACCGAGTACACGACTACAGGCGAAGCGTCTGGTGGTGATTACGTTGCTGGCGGTCTGACTGTAGCAGCGACAGTCACATCCGAGCCAACAGCTTCTGGTAGCGTTACGTACGTCTCGTTTTCTTCCCCAGCGTGGACTGGGCAGATCACTGCGCGGGGGGCTTTGATTTACAAGGCTGGAGCAAATGGCGCAATTTGTGTGCTGGACTTTGGTAACGATAAAACATCCAGCAATACTTTCACTGTGACGATGCCTGCTAACACCAGCACATCTGCACTCATCAGACTTGTTTAAGGAGCGATAAATGTCTACCGTAGAAAAAGCCCAAGCCGCCGACTTTGTTGGCAGCGCAATTACCAAAGCCTTGGAAGCTGGAGAGACAGCATCCGCTAAGGGTGTTTACACCATGCAATGCTTTGACAAAGACGGAAACCTGAAGTGGGAAGCTGAATGCCCCAATCTGGTCGTCAATGAAGGCTTGCAGGACATGAACAACAAGTACTTCCTTGGCAGTGCGTATACTGCTACTTGGTATATTGGCTTGTACGGTTCAGGCGCTTCAAACAGCCCTGCTGCTGGCGACACTATGGCTTCACATGCCGGATGGACTGAAGTTGTCCCTTACAGCCAAGCAACCCGCCCTGCTTGCACATTTGGTACGCCCACTACAGCCAACCCATCTGTAGCGACCAACTCAGCTTCTCCTGCTGTGTACAGCATCAACGCAACATCAACTGTTGGCGGCGCGTTCTTGGTCAGCAACAACACGAAGAGTGGATCAACAGGCACTTTGTATTCTGCATCTGACTTCACCTCTCCCGGCGACCGCTCTGTTGTTTCAGGCGATACGCTGAACGTCACTTACACACTCAGCTTGGCAGGTTAATCATGGCAACATTCAAAAAAGGCGATGTCGTAAAGCTGGCTGGCGTTGTTCCTCAAGGCCCAGTGATTGGTATGCGTATGGATGACGATGGTAATGTGTCTTACTTGATTGAGTGGGCAGATGCCAACGGCAACACACAACAACGCTGGTTTGCCGAATCTGATTTGGCGGCAGTTTAAATGAGTGGGGCATGACGAGTGTTCGGCATATCCGCATTCTCTCAAGCCCCATTTTCGTCGCTTGCTAACTCTGTTTATGCGGTATTCATAGCAGAGACAGCCACAGCGACGGATAGCGCCTCTTCGCTTTTAACGTACCTAGCCTCCGTATCTGAGACAGCCACTGCCACTGATTCAGTATCTTCAGCGGCGACATTCCCCTGCGCGGTTGCTGAGTCTGCAACAGCCACTGACTCAACCTCATCCATCCAGACGTTTGCTACAAACATAGCAGAGTCAGCTACGTCAACAGACTCTCTGTCAGCCTCGCAGAATTTTGTGTCTGCAATTGCGGAAACAGCGACAGCCACTGACTCTATTGCTGGAGCAATCACGTTTATTTCTGCTGTGTCAGAAGCAGCGACCGCCACAGATTCAGACACAGTTGCCGCCAGCACGTTTAATGCTCCAGTGGTAGAGACTGCCAGCGCATCAGATGCAATCTCATCTAAAGCCACCTTCCTGACTGCGGTCAGTGAGACAGCAACAGCGACCGACACAAACTCCGCCGTCCAAACCTTTGCTACAAACGTAGCGGAGACCGCCACAGCCACAGATTCAGTCTCAACAACACCGACCTACTTGGCGCTGATTGCGGAGACAGCCACGGCTACAGACGAGACATCAAGCTCTTTTGCTTTCCTTGGTGCGGTCAGTGAGACAGCAACTGCCACAGATACCAATGTGGCATCAAACTTGTGGTTGTCTGACATTACTGAGTCGTCCGCAGCCACGGACGCGATTGATGCTGCCGCCACGTTTGAGGCGCTGGTTGAGGAGTTTGGCTCGGTAACCGATGAGGTGTTTGTCACTCAGGTTTTCTTGTGCGCCATTGAAGAGTCAGTCACGGCATCGGATTCGTTCTTTGCCAGATTCCTGTGGGAGCTTATCAATGACAGCCAGACCGCAAACTGGGGCAACATAGACACCTCAGAAGGCACAACATGGGCGACAATCAACGCTGCACAAGCCGCTGGCTGGGCAACAATAAACACCGCAGAGTCAACTGACTGGGAATTGATAAATGACAGCAACCCCAATACTTGGACAAAGATTGGGACAACTTGAGAGTAAGACATGGCCTTAGTTTTAGCTGACCGAGTTAGGGAAACTACTACCACCGTTGGTACAGGCACAGTCACGCTTGCTGGAGCCGTAACAGGGTATCAATCGTTTGCAATTGTTGGTAACGGTAACACCACGTATTACACAATTGCTGGGCAGGGTACTTCCGAATGGGAAGTTGGTATTGGTACTTACACCTCGTCAGGTACGACCTTGGCGCGGACAACTGTGTTGGACTCCAGTAATTCTGGCAGTTTGGTGTCATTCAGCGCAGGTACAAAGGATGTGTTTGTCACTTACCCAGCCGGTAGATCGGTGTACGGCGGTGACGGGTACACAGAAAACGACGCAACAATCACCGTCAGTTCAACCATAAATACAGGCAGGAATGCTCTGTCTGCTGGGCCAGTATCAATTGCCAGCGGGGTCACGGTGACTGTCCCAACTGGCTCAGTCTGGACTGTTGTCTGATAAAGAAATAGAATGCAAACAGGAGTTTAAACATGCCATCAGCATATACCGAACTATTAAAGCTGGTTCAGCCAGTCACTGGAGAACTCACCAATACGTGGGGTAACACAGTCAACTCCACGCTTACGCAGTTCATTGAGAACGCCATTGCTGGCTATCAAACCTACAGCGTGACCAGCGGCGATTGGACGCTGACCACAACCACCCCCGGCGATACAGCAGCGGCTTCAACCAATGCGGCTCGTTACGCGATCCTGATTGCCACAGGCACACCAGCAACAACTCGGTACATCTATGCCCCACAGCAAAGCAAAACCTACGTCGTCATCAACAACTGCACCGACAGTAGCTCAGTTTATATCCGTGGTGGCACATCAAGCTCATATACAACCGGTGTGGAGATTGAGGCCGGAAGCTCTGCTCTTGTCGCATGGGATTCATCTATCAATGATTTCATCAAGGTTGCAGGTGGCGGTGGCGGTGCAGCGGGTGGCGGCAGTGACCAGATCTTCTTTGAGAATGACCAGACAGTCACAGTCAGCTACACCATTCCCACAGGCAAGAACGCAGGTACGTTTGGCCCAGTTTCAATCAATAGCGGTATCGATGTAACAGTTCCCACAGGCTCTGTGTGGACTGTGGTTTAAGGAGATCACATGAGCATAGTAACGGTTCAAGGCAACGCAAGTGGTACAGGTACGCTGACTATTGCCTCGCCAAACACAGACAGCAACTACACATTAAATTTGCCAGCGGCTACTGGAACTGTAATGGTTTCTGGAAATATGCCAGCGTTTAGTGCTTATGCAAGCGCCGCACAATCTGTTGCAAATAATACATACACAATTCTTAATGCAAATATAGAGTTGTTTGACACAGCATCTTGTTATAACAATACGGGTTCAACTGTTGGCGGTATTCCAGCATACTCATTTTTACCTAGCGTAGCTGGATATTACCAAGTAAATGCCGCATGGTATTCGGCAACTCCAAGCGGGCAAATTTCTTCTTCTATCTTTAAAAATGGTGTGGCTTATCAACTTATAGCATCGTCATTTTCCTCAGTTGGTCAAGTTTTAGGTGTAAATTGTTTGGTTTATTTAAATGGTTCATCAGATTATATTGGGTTTTATATATATCAAGGACAGGGGTCTACTTACGCAACTTTGGCATCAAGACCTGATTTGTATTATTTTGCCGCATCAATGGTAAGGGGCGCATGATGACACTCTACGAAAAAATCAAAGCACTATACCCGTCTCTGCAAGACGCAGACTTCATGGACACTATCCGCTTGCAAAACGACAGCGATGGCAAAGGTGATTACATAGCAAAGTGGGAACACCCAACATTGCCTAAACCCACAGAGGAGCAATTAGCATGACAACATCAATTGGCGGAACAACTGGGGTAACCTTCCCAGATTTATCAGTGCAGCCAATCGCTGCTGGCTCATACACAATGGGCTTCAAGAACCGCCTCATCAATGGT